AGTTTCAATCTTTGCATATTCTTTTCCTAGATGTTCATATTTTTGTTTGTATAGCTTTGGATGGTCTACATATTTATATAAACATTCTAGTCCTTCTGTTCTTTCTTTGTCACAATCAACCTTCTCTGCAAGATACTTGTAAGTCATAATATCTTCTCTCTCGTAAAGATGGTTATATAGAGAATCCCTTTTAGCAGATTTCTCTGCAAACATTTTTAAGAATTGCTCTTCCCATTGAATTGCTACGTTATCCCAATCATATTTTTTAACGTATTCTAATCCTGCTTTCTGTGCTTTCTTATAAGCAACTTCATCGTTCATTAACTTCCAAGCACCTTCAACGAATGCTTCGTGATATGCTCCACTCTTTGCATCACCATCTATAATTAGTCCTGCTTCATTACATAAGGTTTCAGGTAAAGCACCTCGATTAGAAGTAACCATTGGCAATCCACACATTTGAGTTTCCATAGCTGTTATGCAAGAAGTTTCATAAAAGTTTGTAGGATATAAAAACAACTTTGATTCCTGATACAACTTATATAAATCATTTTTATTTAAAGCTCCAACGTGTTTAATTTTAAATCCTTTATCTGCATAACCTTTGATTGTAGAAGCTAACGTATTATAAAAAACTTCCATTTCCTTGACTGTGTTATCGTAACCAGCAATCACAACTTCTATGTCTTGGTCTTTTTCCCAGAGCTTAGGAAGTATAGAATACAACAAAGTATCCATTCCTCTTTCTGGTCTGTTTGTATAAACAACTTGATTCTTTTTTTGTATATTGTTATTTGGTTTTACTAACTTCACTCCATTAGATGTTTTGAAAAAACCATTATCTTCTTTTCTCAGATTATTAATTTCAATGTAGTTGTCTATGTGCCAATCTGACAAACAAAAAACTTTATCTACGTTCCAAAGAGCACCTGTAAATTGTGACCTTCTGCTTTTTTGTGCAAAGTCATGTTGCCATAAAATATTTATTTTAGAACTGTATTTCGCCATAAACATTTCTGGAACTCTTTGAACTATTAATACATCGTGTGGACAGCTTTGTGCATATTGCTGGAAGCTTTCAATTGGCAAGTAGTTTACATTGTCGTGCTTTCCTGCATTGTCAGTATTACAAAACAAACTTACATGATGACCTCTTTTTCCCAGAGCATGAGCTATGCAGACTCCAGCAGTTTCACTTCCACCAAGAGACTTTGTTTTTAAAGTGTCGAAGTTAACCGACATTCCATTCATATAAATTACTATATCTAGCTTGTGGTTTTCCATGTTTTCCCTACCTTTATATCGTAAATTGTTCGATAACATACTTTGTACATATCAGCAATGTCTTGCAACCTCTTACCCTCTTTGATTAATCTTCTTATTTTTTTTACATTTCTAGGTTGTAGGACTCGACTAGGTGATGTCATTGTAGTCCAATCTGCATTGCTTGTGCCATGCTTTATTGAATCTGCTTTATTGTCTTTTGCATTTCCCCAATATAAATTTTTTGCATGGTTAAAAACTTTATTTCCATCCTTGTGTAAAGCCATAGGTTTTTCTTTGCTTTTGCCTTGACAAAAAGCCTCAGCTACTAATCTGTGTACTTTTGCTTTTATGTAAGTTTTGTTAGGGTAGAGAGTAACAGTCATATAGCCATCTCTATCTGGATTCTGGGATAAAAACCTGCGTGTGGTTTTATCTTTATTATAATATTTTGTTGATGTAACTTGTCCAGTATTGGAAACCATATAGTCTTCGTATTGTGTAGGTTTCCATATTTCTTTTCGATTTTGGTAACTCATGGTTATCTGTTTTTTATTGTAAATTATTTTTAGTTTTATGTAAAGTGTAAAATAGTCTAAGTTGTCTTTTATACTATATCAGGTAAAATACCTTATTATGAAAAAAGAACTTTCAAGAGAAGAAGAGTTAATTGCTAAAGTAGAAAGGCAATTTACAATTCAGGCTTCTCAGACAATAAGTTTTAAGGAAGAGAAAGAAGGAAGTGTTTTCTGGTATGACCCAAAGATGATTCCACTATCTCGACCTCTAAACTATAAAAAGAAATAAGAGGTTAGTGCTAATCTCTTAGCTTTCTACGTTGCTCACATTTCTGTGTTGCTACCCTCGTTTAATTACTTTACCCAAGTAATTGTAAACAAGAAAGAACTTTAAACATTCTTTTCTTAAATAATAACTTTTGATAAGTTCTTAGTGAAGAAGTTGTTATTAAGTTTGTCATTTCAAATACCTCGCTTTTTGATATTTGAACTTTTAATCCATGTTCTATGGAAGTCTTTTTATCCATGACTTATGGAAATAAGGGAGCAGTTGCCCACTCCCTCTAAATGTCTTGTTAGCTTACACAAGCAGTTAACAGATAACCTAATTCTGGAGCTGCAATCTTTTCATCTTGATAATATTGAACTCTTAAATTAGTAAAGTTTCTGTGGTCTGGGTCATCCCATTTTTCGACAGCGAATGGTGCTCCGAACATTGGGTTTGTCCATCTAAATCCATACATTAGTGATGGATTTTTGCCATCAGTTTCAGCATTAGCAAAGTGACCTAAGACTGTATTTTTTCCCCACACATCTGAGAAAGAATCAGCTAGATTTTCACTACCACCATTGATGACTGACTTACCTACATAAACATTTGCTACATCAAACAATGAAGCTAGAAGGTCAGATGTTACAACACCTTTTTGAACATACTTAATTCTGTCAAGAATGTCTGCGTGTCTAATAAGTGCATCATAACATTGTTTACCTAAGATAATTGTATTAGGCTCTAATCCTGTTGTGCTTCTAATTGCTTCTTTAGCTGTAGCAATATCTCCGAATGGGTCTGAAGTACCTGCTGCACTTGAATCCCATTTAGAACTAACTGCTGCTGTGCCACCTAAGTTGCTTCCAGTAGTTAGAATTCCTGCTACTCTGTTTTCCATATCTAAGTTTAAAAGATTGAAAAGATTTCTTGCTGCCTTCTCATCTAACTTTAATGGATTGTCTTGGTTTACTAAAGTTTCGTAATCCATTTCATCTACTAATGCATAGTTAGTTGCATAGTAAGAATCAGAGGATACGTTAAACTGTGCTGTTCTACCTTTAGTTCTTGGAGCTCTTACTGTTGTACTTGGTACTCTAAAGAAATCGCCTTTGTCATACTTGAAATACAAATCAGATTGTTTTGCTACATCAACTATCGGAAGAAAATTTTGTACGACTGTTCCTACTGGCTCAAATCCAACAACTAAATTGGATAATGGTCTGTCAATATGAACGTCTCTTGATGTTATTCCCATAATTTATAATCTCCTATAATTTTTTATTAACCTCTGTAGCCATTGTGCTGTACTAATAGTTGGAAGTAACCACCACTTGCTACTGATGTTATTGATTTACCAAGAATGTATTGTCCTGATGTTGCTGCTAAACCTGTACCAGATGCAGTTACTGAAATCCAGCTTCCTGCTCCTACAGTTCCACCTGCAAAACATCTTGTGAGTCCACCAACTGTAACAGTTGCGTTCTCACCACTCTGTGGTTTGTTGTTTAAAACTCCAAGAACTCCTGCACCAGCAGCAACTCTTAAAGCAATCATGTTTTCACCAGATGATACATTCACAATTTTATATTGTGCTGTACTTAAATCTTCTGATGCTACCATACCTATGTATTGTTTTTGTGACATAATTTATTTACCTCTCCTGTTTTATTTTGTTCCTTCGTATTCTGCTTTTAAAGTTTCATCATCTTTTAAAACTAAATCTAAAGCTTCTGAATACTGACTTGCTTTACCATGCTTGATATAAAGTTTTGCTCTTCGGTCAACTTCATCTCCTGCATTGTCATAAGGTAATCTGTCCACAATGAATTCTCCTGATTCGGAAATTTCTGCAAACTCAACCAACTTAGGTAAAGATTCTATGATTGATTCCACTAACTCAAACTGTGATAGTTCAATAGTTTTTTCTTCAACAGTATAACTATAGACTTTGTTGTCATTTGTAGTTTCAAGTAAAGCTTTCAACTGATTCTCAAAAGCAGGAAGTATCCTTCCAACTTCTTTCTGATGAGATATAAATGCAGATATTTTTTCAGCTCTCTGCTGAGATTTTCTTTCATTTAACTCCTTATCAGTTTTGGCTTTTTCTTCTTTAAGTTTTGCAATTTGATTTTGCAAAGCCTTAAATTCTTTAATGGATATGTTTGTATCATCCATAACTTCGGTCTCCTTTTCTAAGTAGAATTTAAACTCTGCATCTTTGTTATATAATCCAGAAATACTTTCAAGATTAGTAACAGCAGGAATCTCGCTACCTAGAAGTGCAACAGCTTTTAAGACTCTATCAAGAGTCATTCCATTGCTCTTATAATTCCAATAAATTTCAGAACTTACTCTTTTGTAGTTTCCTCGTTTAATGGCTTCATAAACTTTTTTAGGAAGATTTACAAAGTTAGCAAGAAGCTTCTCGCCTTCTGTATAAATCTTGTTAACATAACCTAGAGCTGGAGCTCCATCGAGCATTTCAGGTTGCTCTTCGTTATGTCCTAATTTTAATGGTGGTTGAAAACCTGTTTCATCAAAGTTATCGACCATTGCATTCAAATCTTTTGCTGTATATTTATCTCCATTCCAGATGCCTTCTGAGAATATCTCTACCCCTTCCAGATTAAATGTAGTTTCTACTTGATGATTTCTAGCACTTGTTTCTGTTTTTTCACAATCGCAATCTGGTTTTGCTTCTTCGCAATCGCAATTAAGTTGAGAATTTTTTTTCTCATCCTCATGGTCTCCTTCCATTTCTTTATCATCATCATCTTTCATTTCTTTATCTTCATCTTCTTTCATCTTAGCTTCTTCTTCTTCGAGAGCTTGTTCATACTCTTCGTGAGTGGGAAATGGCATATACATAACTTTTTCTTCATCTTCTATGGTTAGCTTCATTTCATGAGAGCCCTTGCCACCCATTTCTTTTGCTCTTGCATCTGCTTCTTCTTCAGTTGCATAAACATCTTTTTCCATAACTTTCTCTTCTTCTTTTTCCTCAACCTCAGTTTCTTCTTCGGTGACTTTTACATCATCTGCCATTTTCTTCTCCCTGCTAAAATTTAGCATAAATAATTTTATTTGAGTTTCTAAGAACTTCGAAGAACAGCTTTGTTAGAATGTTTGGATGTAGCCACAACGACCACACTTAACCTCTCCTGCAAGTAAGCCATCCTTATTGTATTTTGCCAGAAGTTTATTACATTTGCAACAACGTGCTTCTGTTTTTATTAGTGTTTGTATAAATTTTTTAGCATCTTCTAAGGTTGTTAGAGATTGCACATTAGTCATTCGGTCATTCCAGACAGCTCAATTATTTCTTGTAAGTCTGCTTCGCTACTCCATTCAACTGGTAAATCATCTTTAGTCATGAACACTAAAATAGTTCTACAGTTATAATGTAGAGGTGGAGTTAAATCATTTAAGAGTCCTTCATCTTGTACTCTTATCTGTGGCTCTAGCTCTGCAACTAATTCACAAACTTCAGAAGTTTCATTATCTAAGACTGCTGATAATTGATATCCGATAATAAAATCTTTTACATCTTTATCATCACCAACTTCTCTTCTACCATAATTGTAAGCACCAAGATTTGCAGTTCTTACAATTGCCTGTGTCCTATATCCAGTCATTGCTTTCCCTGTTTTTCCAGATATCTCTGTACCATCTGCAATGTAAGGATTAAATCCTTGCTGAATTGCAATAGTTGTTTTAGGAATTGAATGTCCTTTAACTAAACTATCTAATAAAATAGTAGACATATTGTTTGTCAAAGTTGCTGATATTTTTTTAACATCAAGTCTTGCTTTTGATTTAAAGTATCTTGTAAATCCTGAAGTTAAGATGCCAACTCCAATTTTAGTTTTTAAGAACTTCTTTGGTAAAGATTCTCTGGCTTCTGTCTTTCCAATCGTATATGAATCGGTATAACCTTTCTCGAATACTTTAATCAGCTCTGTTTTAAATTTAAGGTCGAGATTATCAATAGCTGTAAAATCAAACTCATTCTTATTCATTTTATTTGTAACATAAGTTTGTACTGCTTCCATTTGCTTAGTCATGACTTTATGAACTGACTCTTCAAACTCTAAGTCTAATCTGTCTAATGACCTTTCTATTTTTTTAAAGTCTACTCTTTTTTCTGCTGAAGATTTTGCATAATGTTTGTGTGCATCTTGTGAATGATTTTTTAGATGATTGACAATCCTTCTACTCCAACTGAATCCTGCATCACCACCCCAAAGAGCCCAAGCAATTCTTCCTGCACTTGGATATCCATCTTCACCTCTTTCAAAACCTTTGCCTTGTTTGTCGACTTCGTGTCTTGAGAAATATGAGAACATTCTTTTAACTGTATCAATACTTAAATTTTGTCTGTTGCTTAATTGGTTTGCTCTGGCAACACCAACCTGAGTCCCACCTCTGTTGAATTCTTTTCTCCAAGCAAGTCCACGTTCTGCTTCTGCCTTCATAGACTCTGTTGGTTTAGTATCTATTTCTGATATTGGTGCATAAGTATTTTCTGTTACAGTTTCAGCTTCTTCCTCGATTACTTCTTCATCTGGAGTTTCTTCAATCTCAGTATCAGGCTTCTCTGGGTCTAAATCTTTTTCTGGAAAATTAAGTTGCCTTCTAAGTACATTCTCATCTTCCAGAGTTGGAATCACAACTCCTTTCTCGACTGCTGTAATAAATAAAGTTTGTAGTTGTAGCTTCTGGTCATCTGTCATTGGATTGAATACAAACTTAGGTAGCTCTTCAACATTAGAGTAGTTATAAGAAACTAATCTTTTTATTAACTGCTCGTTCATAACAGTTTCTTCTATATCTTGTCTTAGCTTTTGTATTACCCAAAGAAATACATCAAAATGAATTTTAGCTTGTGAATAAGCTCCTGTATCTCCTTCTGCCATTAATCTGTCAGGAATTAGGATTGAACGTGCTATTGACTTGTTATAGAAGTTTAGAGCTGTGTTAAAATCGTTTGTAGATGCTCTGGTAGATTCTAACAATCCAATATCGTACTCATCCATTCTGTGAGTAATAGAAGTCTTAGCTGTAAGGTTATCTAAAATATTCCTGAGATTATTTCTTCCTGATGGGTCGTTGGACTTATACTTTCCGATGATAGTTGGATTTGCAAATCTTTCTAAATAGATATTCCACATTTTGATTAGAACATCTTTACTCCAGTAACCTCGATAAGCAGGTCTTAAATCTGATGTGCCATAGTGATTGCCAAATTCTTTTTGATAACTAAATACTAAGAACTTGCTGGTTGGATAATACTTTTCCTCACCACCTTTATCATAAACAATTCCATCTTTTAAAAGATTAGAAAATTCATCTACTGCAAATCTGTAATAATAAGGTTGCTTTGTTTTAAGATTTTTAAGACCTATCTTTCCTTGATGGATTCCTGAGTCAAATGTTTTGTAATTAATTTCTGTAATTGAGTATCCATAATCTAATGCAGTCATCATTTCTAAAGTTGCATCAATAAGACTTCCTTGCATTTTATCAAAGCAGTAACTTACGAAGTCAGCGACTTCTACATCTTGCTCATCATTTGATGCAGGTAAGATTTCATAGTTAGGTGCTAAGGTTGCAAATTTCTTTAATGTAAGACAAGCCTTCACTTGGTCATCAATTCTCATCTGGTCATAAATTGGAAATCCTTTTCTACCTAACAAGGTATCTGGATTGTAAGGAATGATTGTGCCTTTAAGATATAAGTTATCTTCAGATGATGCAATTTCTTTCATCTCTGGTTTAGTATCTTGGAAATTTTTTTGTACCTGTTCTAAAGTTTCTGATATAGCCATGTTGAATTAAAGTTTAAATTAATAGTTGTATTTATGCAAGAGGGTCAGCAAAAGCTCGGAAGGAATTATCCGATACTGACCCACAGATTATTATAGCTCATTCACCAAAGAGGTCATTAGTTAAATCTTTGCCATCTTCTGGATGACCAACGACTGTATGCCAACCATCTTTTCTGTAAACTTTTACAATGTCTCTAGCGTAGACACTTCCAACTTCATCGAACATTCCAATCTCAGTTCCATGACAATCAACCAGTACAACTGATTTTAAACCACGACCTTGCTTTGGACTTTCTAGTAGCACACTTGTTACTGGTGCTCCAAGCTGAACTGTCTTTAGATTGTCACCTTTCTTTAAATGCTTAAATTGTA